CAATGTCAGAGGCGGCGGATTGTTTTTCGCATAAATACGCTAACACGGATAAAATAATATGAAAACCAACGATCTTTTTAACATTAATAAATTGATGACAGAATCTATCAAGACCGTCAATGAAATCAATCCTCATAACTATGACAGTGATGAAGATTATTACAACGATTTGCACGGCAATCACGATGAAGAAGAATTTGATGGGGATTTTGATGATTTTGACGATGAGCCAGCAAACGATGAAGAATCTCATTACGAGAAGTCGTTGAGAGTACATGGGCTTGGTGAGCAAGGCGTGGGCGAAGAATTCATCGGCGAACCCGATCACGATGGTTCTACATTTAAAAACAGCCTACACACCATACACCGTGTGGCAGTGTACTTAAACAAAAACATCAGAGATGACGATGATATTCCTGAATGGGTAGCGGAAAAGATGGGCGCTGCCAAAGGTATGTTGACCAGCGTTATGCAGTATTTGATCAGCGAAAAAGAAATGCATCGTGGTGAATCTGGTATGTTTGAGCAAGGTGTGGCGGAAGGCTCTAATTATGCAGAACAGTTGGCACAACAAGTCTTTAATGAAAATCCCAATTTAGTTTCGTCAGGTTCTGCTGAAGAAGTATTAGGAGCGGCATATACTATTGCTCGTGATGAACTAGGTGACCGTCGTGCTCGTATGTTATTTACGTATAACGAAGACTTTCCAGGCGACCTGGTAACCAACTATGCTTATCTACAAAAGCAAAGTGTGGCGCAAAAAATGCCAAAAGGCAACTACAGTGACGAAGCACATCCAATTCGTGATGATGGCAACGAAGGACAGCCCGGCAAACAGCGCTATCCTGGTATGAAGGAAAGCCCAGACTATGCTGAGATGTTTGAAAGCAAATTGATGGAGTTTGCCAGTGCAGGTGGCGGTGCTGGTGGTATTGCTACATCTATGAGCGTTGGTAAAGGCAGCAATGTTGGTACATTGTTTGGTGGTAACTATAGCCAAAAGAACAGTCCATTCAAAGCCAAAAAGCCAAAGAAATCAGGGATGATTAAAAGATGAGTATGCGAGACCTGTTGGGCAAGTTAGCCCGCATTGACGAAAGTATGAAAAGCGATACTAAGAAGCCAACGGGTCCAAAGTTTCCTGGATACTGGAAAGGCACTGACAAAGCAAGCCAGGCCAAGAACAAAATGGTTGGTGGCAGTGCAGAAGAAAGCATTATCAAAGACCTAGAAAAAGCACTAGTAGAGAATCCTCGTACCAACGCACATCAATTAATGCGTGAGTTCCAAGAGTTTAAAGAAAGTGCAGACGAGTTTGTTCTTTATGTAAATGATAAGCCAGCGTCAAAATATAACAATCTTGGACAAGCAGAACAAGACTTGATGATGTTGAAACAACGTGTGCCCAGTGCTAAGATAGAGATCAAAAAAGAAGTTTGTAAGATGATGCCAGTCGAAATCAACGAGTCATTTATAAATCAACTCATAGCAGAAGAACTAGACAGCAAGCAGGCAGTGATTGCTCACTTTGTTAAACAGGGCAAATCAGCAGCAGCAGGTGCAGCAGCATGGGAACGTGGCTATCGTGGTCCAAAAGCAAAAGCTCGTCCAACCAAAGCTACGCAGGCAGGTCAAAAATACTGGTGGCAAGATAAAGAAGACTTGAACGAGTATGGTGGCACTGGTGGCTATGGTGCTGCTAGTCAAGCCCCACAAGGTAGTACAAATCAAAATCCCGATCCAAAAGCTCAACAACAGAAAATGGATCAGCAACAGATTCAAAAGAATACCAATCAGTTATCTACAGCATTAAATCAACAGGGTGCAGCGCAGCCATTAAATAAAGTCAAGTTCAGTGATACTATGACTAAACTTGATGACAAGCCAAACACTGATTTAAATGCACAAGAGTTAAAGCAAATGGAACCATTGGCAGTTGCTACAAGCAAGGCCTTGCAAAACCCACAGACTGCTGCACAAATGAAACAGTTGATTACCAAAGCAGATACAGTAGACAAGCAAAAAGAACTTAAAGTTCAACAGGCACAGCAACAAACTGGTACCAATCAGCCAGCGGGTCAACAACCACAACAAAGCACAAATACTGCACAGCAGAACCCTGTTCCAGGACAAACGAAATGAACTTATACACATTATTTGAAGGCACCAAGAAGAACACACTAGCCGAAGACTTTAATGGTCTAATGATGGGTGTTCAAGAGAATAACGGCATCGATGGTGCATTGGCTGATGGCAATGGCGTCAGTGCTACTTGGGGCACAGACAATGATGTTAGTCCAATCGGCAGTATGGAAGAAGAGGCTGTCACAGAAGACAATATTGACGAAGTAGCCATGAACCCCTCAGCGTTTGCTCAGGCTATTAGTCAGGGTGCTGAAAAAGGTGTGTTGGTTGGTTTTGAGTTTGAAACACTGATTCCAGGACGAACTGTAAAAGCATGGAAAGAGGGCCCACAAGAAGTGCCAGCGGGCTATGATCCAAACAGTATTACATGGATTGAGGGCAAGACCACAAACGATTTGATAGATGGTATTCTGCGTACCGCACATGGTAGCGATAAATTTCAAAAAGTCTTTGATGACTTGTTCAAGTATAAAAGCAGCGTTCAGGTTGCATCTGGTGGGTACAAAAGCGTTTGGGCGCACTATAGAAATTGGGCAGAAACAAAAGTCAGGGACCTTATAGCAAATGACGAAAGAGGCAGCCCAATCTTAGAAAAATTAAAAAAACTGTTAAAAGACCGTGAGTTCAAAAATATGACGGCTTATTTTATGAACGGTGACGCTGAACGCAGATATGGCAGAGACGCAGAGGGTAATCCCGTGGATGTCAACGCTCGTGATTTTGTCATCAGAGTTCTCAAAGATTATACTGATATTGATTTCAGTGGCCGTGTTGCAAAAAGTGCGTTGACCCCCGAAGTAATCACACAAATCAAAGATGCAATGCTTCATTGCTATCGTGTTACTACTGGTCCAGTGGACGGTCGTTGCAGTCAAGTTGCTAACGCCGAAGATGGTCGCAGAGATGAATTTTACAGTGAATATATTCCGGGCTGGAGTTATAGACAAGAGCAAACACCGGAACTTCTTAATAAATTTAAACAGCATTTTGCTGAGTTCTGTACTGAAACAATGGGTACAGACAATCTTAAAGATTTATTGAAAGCAAAATGGGCATTCAAAGGTCGCGTTAATAACAACACGGACACTCTAAAAGAAAAACTTTGGTACTATGTTACTCCTGGGGCCGCTGAACCAGCAAGTTTAGCCCCACGCAGACGCAGTAGCCACAGTGGCGAATACATGGACGGCGCTGAGTTTTTGAAGGCAAATCTTAAAGATGTGTTTGGTGACAACATGGAAATCTTCCGAGGGTATCACCAAGCAACAAAGAAACTTGACCGTTGGTATATTGAACCAGACGGTAGCTTGCGCCCAAATCAGGGCGATTATGCAGCAGAGGTTGTTAGTCCCCCACTGAAGGCAGATGCTGCAATGACAGCACTACGCACATGGTATCAGAAAGCACAACAGTTAAACTTCTATACCAACAACTCTACTGGCCTACACATCAATGTCAGTATTCCGGACAAACTTGATGTGCTAAAGTTGGCAACATTCATTGGTGACAACTATGTGTTGAAACAGTTTGGCCGTGAAAACAACAGCTATGCTCGCAGTGTTATCAATAATTTAAAGGGTAACGGTAGTTTGCCAACTGTTGGTTCTACCACATTCAAAGACGCAGAAAAAGAAATGAAAGAGATGGTCAAACGCATCAGCGGCGATCACTTTGCTACAGTCAACTTCAACGGCAAGTATGTTTCATTCAGACACGCAGGTGGTGACTATTTGAGCAAGGCAGCAGATATTGCCAACACAGTGGGCCGTTTTGTTCGTGCCATGATTATCGCAAGTGATCCAACTGCCTATCGTGATGAATATGTTGGTAAGTTGGTCAAGATGATGAAAGCTCCTGAAGTTTCAAACTCTGATAAATTGGCATTAACTGATATTCGTTCTATTGCGGCTCGTGGTATTCCAGTTCGTTTTGTTGATGTTGTTACGACTCGTGGTAGCACACCAGAACAAGCAGTAGAAGCTGCCAAATATTGGGCAAAATCTAACTACGGTACTGGTAGAATAACTGTCAAAGTTGTACCAGATCCAAGTGCCCGCGAACGATTATTAGCAGATAGTGGATTTGCTACAGCAACAAAAGAAAATATTGCTTCGGCAGCACCAGAAAACTTCTTACGCCTCGAAATGTTCCCAACAAAACGTAGTACCTTGGAACAGTTTGCTGATAAATTCAGCGCTCATGGTACTGAACGTGGTAGTGCATTTGGTATGTATAACGAGAACCGTGATAAGAATGCTGTTGGTATTGGCTATATGCAGACCATTAAACAAACAGATCCAGGATTTGTTGATGCTGTTAAAGCACTGCGTGGTGATACAAGTAAACCACTTCCATTACCAGGCACTAAGGCAGCTCCAAAAGCCGATGCAGCCAAGTTTACAAGTCAGCGCACAGCAGACCAAGAACCACGTGGTGATTCAAATGCACAAGACATGTGGACTCTGAACAACGGCAGCATGGTGCAACACTATGATCCATCACAGGTCAACAGCGAACGAGCATATGAACTTGCCAGAAATATGTATAGCCAATACAGTCGCCCAGTCACTATCAGTCGTGATGGCGTTGAGTATGGTCGTTGGCCTCGTCAAGAACAAAGACAATATAGTTTAACAAACAGCGAAGGTGGTCTTGTTGATATCATAAATGGTTCAGAAGAAGATGCACTAGATGCCGCACAGCAATATGCAAATCAACGCAACATCTATGTGTTTGTAAATGACGATGCAGGTCGTGTAGGCGTAGGCGGTGCAAGACCACAGGAAAATGAATACAACGATGACACCAACGACGATTCATTCAATCTAACAGATGCGCAAGGCACAATGCTTGGTCAATTTTGGGGAGGAGGCGATGCTATTCAAGCGGCTCAAGAACTTGCCAATGCTCGCAATGAGGCCATATTTATTATGAACTCTGATGGACAACAAGTGGGTAGTGCAAGTCCAGGAGGCGAAGTGGATGAGTCTAGAATATTCCACTCAGATCAAAAAGTCAATGTGATTTATAATCCACACCGTAGTAATAAAAAAATCATAGTTGCTAAGGCAGTTAATCACATCATGGCTAAACGAGTCATCGACACATATGTTCATAAAACAGAAGCTGATCCAACAAGACAAAAGTTAAGTGCAGAGGATTTTATCCTGCAGCCAATTGGAAACTACACTCGTGAGGATCAATACGGTGGCGGCTTTGGCGGAGGCGGCATTGCTCCAGTCACAGACACAACTAGCCCAGTGGGTGGTAGTGGTATGGGCAGCTTGGGTGAAAGCAAGAAAAAAGACCAAGAAGCTGATTATGGTGATGAGTATCAAGACATGGTCAAACGTGTTGCTCAACAAGAAAAACGCAAACAACAACGTCAACAACCACAAAAGCAAAAGACCAACGAAGCTATCTCTAGCCCAGCTGGTAAAGAACTAATCAGAGTTGCTCGCCGTACTAACCCAGAAGCACAAAGCGATACAGACGCAGTGTTTGGATATTTGAGCGGGGTTGCTAAACAGACCAGAGACAACTACGCACAGGTCAACAAAATTTTGCGTCAACTAGATCCATTAAGCTCAGAACTAGACAGTACTGAACGAGAGTTACAGGGTGTTGAAACTGTTAACAAACAGCAACAAGATTTGTTACGCAGATTGAGTCAACGAGTTGATCAAGTCAAAACACAAACTTTGCCAAGCAAAGTCCGTGCCGCAGATGTGCCAGTTCAACAGAAAAAAGACCAAGACAGCAAAGAGCGTGAAGTGATTAGAAAAGAGTTGGACAAACCAGTTGCTAAAGATGAACTAAAACAACAAGTTCATCCTACCCCAGCACCAGTAGCAGCTCCAGCTAAGAGCAATGATCACGACTCAATCACACAGTTACAGCAACAGATCAAATTGATTCAAAAACAGTTGGATAAAATACCTGGAAGTTACGGGGATGATTCAAGTCAAAAAGCCAGACTAACAATCCAAAAAGATGCTTTGATAAGTCAGCTCAGAGGATTGAAAAATCCAGCTAATGCCCCAATGAAGGTAACTCCGGGACATACACAAGAGTTGTTGCACGATCCAGAAGAGTTGCAAACAGAGTTACCATTTGACGAAGATGAAATCATGGAAAGTCGTCTTTATGCTATGAAACGAGCTGGATACGACATTATATAAATACAGTATGGAAGAACTATCACAACTACAGCAAGCAGCCAGAATCGCATTCGCCAGCGAGTTTGCTTTCTATCTTAAGGCACACGAGTTTCACTGGAATGTCGAAGGTGTTCACTTTCAACAGTTCCACGAACTATTTAAAAACATCTACGAAGAAGTCTATGGCATCATAGATGACTTTGCTGAAAAGTTGCGCGCCTTAGACTGCTACGCTCCAGGTAGTTTGAGCAAGTTGAGTGTTCTTACTCGTATTGAAGACCAAACCGAAGTCATCCCAGATGGTGCTATGGTCACTATGTTGCTAGAAGACAGCGACAAAATGTGCATCTTGTTAAAGATGGTCTATGATGTTGCTGAGGCAGAAGGTGAACACGGATTCAGCAACTTCTTAGCAGAGCGTATGGACGCACATCGCAAACACAGCTGGATGTTAAGAAGCGTCTTGAAATGAATATCTACGAGTTGTTTGAGGCTGGTGGTACTGGCGTGATTGCTACGAAATCACAAGCTAAAGACACTCGTTATAGTATGAGTCTGACCAAGGATGTTCGTCCAGGACAGATACAAAAGAATCTCAAAGCATTTGATCTAGCAGAATCACAAGAAACTGATTATGATGATGTTCTAGTAGAACTCTGCGATCTGATCATCAAAAACAAACGCAAAGACAGTGGTAGTGGACTTGTTGCTGCTGCGGTAATCGGCGACGGTAAAAAGGTCTGCGCCACTAGCCATTTTGAAGGTAAGTGGGCACATGCTGAACGCAGAGCACTAGACAAGTTCAAGAGTATGTATGGCGAGATACCCGAAGATGCTGTGATTGTTACTACACTGAGTCCTTGTGTAGATGATATGCCAGACAGACAGGGCATTAGCTGCAACGAACTGATTGAAACTACTCCTGTTAAAGTGGTCTATTGCGGATACCGTGATCCAGAACATCAAGAAGTTGAGCACAACGACTTTGATATTCGCTTCACAAACAATCCAGATATTGAAAAAATGTGTAAGGCCTTTGCTGACACATTCCAAAAAGAACACTTAAAAGAATCTGCCGAGCCAGACCTACATCGAGTTGGCAACAACTTTGTCAAACACTGCGTTAAATCTTTGGGTATTAAACGACTACCAAAGATTAAACTTGTAGCAGAGATTGGTTCTACAGAACATCCAACATTTGGTCTATTTGATCCAAATACAAATACCGTACAAGTAGCATACCGAGATCGTCATATCATGGATGTGCTGCGAACATTGGGTCACGAACTCACACATCACAAACAACGTGAAGAAGACAGAATTCAACCAGGCGACGGTGATACTGGCAGTGAGATCGAGAACGAAGCCAACGCACAAGCGGGTGTGTTGATGCGTGACTTTGCTGACCAAAACCCAGACTTATTCTAATGAAAAAACTCAAGTTAAATCTATCAGACGTAGTACCTTTGGACGATGGGCTATGGAGTGTTGGTCAATTTTTTGACTCTGCTGATTTTGAATACATCAAACAAACTGTGCTTGGGCTAGACCAAGAAGCATTTGTACAAAGTACAGCAAGTAATTTAAGACAAGAATTGACTTGGGTCAATGATGGCATCTTAGAAGAATTGACCTCAGTTGATATGTCTGGTATCATTGAACTACTAGACAATCAAAACATACAATGCAATCAGGTCAGAGTCTGGCGTGACGATCCTGGTTATATGATTCCATTCCACGAAGATGATAATGTTGTATATGCACATTTTCAGGTCTATATTCAAAGTCTAGACCCATATATTGGCACTACTTGGTATACTACTAAAGGCAGACATACTTGTGCTTTCGTACCAAATTCAGGTTACATAACTATTTGCAACAGACGATTACCACACGGTATGCTTAATCCAGTCAAAGATTCCAGTAGATATAGCCTATACGCTACATTCCGCGCTAAATATTCTTAACACCTACCTTAGGACCGTACTTAGTTACGAAGGTGTCGGCGGCTGCTGCCGAATCCCAGATAAACGCCATTCTCTGGGTAAAGTGAGCATTTATTTTCCTCTAAAATTCCTGTAGAATTCAACAATGAACCCACGTTACGTAGATTACCATTTAGCCGGATTAAAGTCAAGTGCTATGGTATGTTTGCCAATACGTCAGATGCGTGTTGCTGGAAAAGGTCAACATTGGGCAGAGATTGCTTTCTATGTATTGGGGCTACACGATCTTAGAGCCAGACAGGGCACATTTACTAATCCTTGGTCAGCAACTAGCAATCCCGTATTTGCTGCTCCCGAATTGTATTATGTTCAGGACAAGTTAAGCGACTTGTTGGATCGCAGAGCAACAGAGTTGCTTGCACAAGATCGTAGAATAGCTGTGATGTGGAGTGGGGGCATTGATAGCACTTGTGTGCTCAGTGCCTTGATAAAGAACACTAACGACCTAGAACAGATTGTTATCTATCATTCGGCAAAAAGTGTAGAAGAAAACCCACATTTCTATCAAGAATTCATAGAAGGCAAAATAGAATGCCGTGAAACTGCTACACTAAATGTCACTGATGAGTTCGTCAAATCGCACATTGTTGCGCACGGTGACCCAGGAGATTGTTTGTTTGGACCCAGTATGCCCATGTATGAGTATCTGTTAGCAGATAAACAGCACTTACTGCCTTGGCGCAACAATCGAAGATTGATTGCACAGGGCATAGTTAACAAAGGCGCCAGTCAGAGTTTTGCCGATTGGTACACAGATAAAGTCAGCGCAAACATTGAAGAAGTCGGTATTGAAGGTATCAACACCATATCAGATTGGTGGTGGTGGCATTACTACAATTTGAAATGGGAATTCAGTATGCTGAGACCATTCTTTGATACCAGAGACAGCAAGGGCAGAAAATCCATTGCACAGAGTACACTGGTACAATACAACGCAGACACATTCTATAACACAGACTACTTCCAATCTTGGAGTTATAGTAATTTAGATAGATTGTGTGCTGACCCCAAGCGACACAAACAAGAACCAAAATCATATATCTATGATTTGGATAAGAATATGGACTACTTTGAAAACAAACGCAAGTCAGAAAGTATCGCAGGAGATCCAATGAAGCGACCAGCTTATTTGGACAAAGACCTAAAGCAGTACTATATGCACGACCCCGGTGTCAGAGAAGCCATCACTATTCTGCTGGAACAATTCAAGGGATAACACCGTTTAACTTGAAAATCAACGCATAAACTTATACAATAGATTATCACTTAGGAGAACTTATGAGCGATTACGACCGCACATTCAATGGCGAAGCCAAAATCAAATTGACACAACTCATCAATGAAGGTATGAGTGTGTTGCAAGAAATCGAAGACCTCAACGCAGGTCTGAATGATACTGTCAAAGCAGTAGCAGAAGAATTGGAAATCAAACCAGCAACGCTGAAAAAGGCACTGAAAATTGCACATAAAGCCAAGTTGGGTGAGACCAATCGTGATCACGATGAACTCAACACTATTCTAGAAACTGTTGGGAAAACACTGTGACTCACGCACTTTACAATCAGACGAAACAATATATTACTTTATAAACCACTGATTGTAAATTTATTATGAACGATATATTGGCCAACATTTTCCTGTGGATCAAAGATGACTACAAAACACATCCATTTAGGTTTTGCATTGAGCTACTTGCTTGGGCTACTAGTATTGGTTGCAGCCTCACTATGGCTTGCACAGTACCTAACCCTCCTCTTTTTGCCCTATATCCTATATGGATCAGTGGCTGTGCTATGTATGCTTGGGCTGCGTGGACTCGCAAGAGTTTTGGGATGTTGGCCAACTATATCCTCTTGACTTCAATCGACACTATTGGCCTGGTGCGAATGATTGTTGCATAAATATTTTAAGTCGTCGCCTGACTATAAACTGGCATGTAGAGTGAGTGTGAGCTTTAAATCACATACGGAGAGATTATGAGTTACGTTGATGCCCTGTACGACAGGCAAAAAGACCGTATTCACATCGTAGAACGAGTGAACGGCGTCAGAGAATACCGAGAATACCCAGCTGAATATACATTCTATTATGACGATCCCAAAGGTAAATTTACCACAATTTATGGGACTCCTGTCAGTAGATTCAGCACTCGCAATAGCAAAGAGTTTCACAAAGAACTCAAGATTCAAGATAACAAGAGATTGTGGGAGAGTGACTTTAACCCCGTGTTTAGATGCCTCTCAAATAACTATCTTGGAATCGATTCACCTAAACTACAAACAGCATTTTTCGACATTGAGGTGGATTTCCACCCTGAGAAAGGCTATGCTCCCCCAGAAGACCCATTTAACGCTATAACTGCTATCTCAGTGTACCTTGATTGGTGCGACAAGATGGTAACATTGGCCTTGCCTCCAAAGAGTTATAGCTGGGAATCGGCAGAAGAAATCTGCAACAGATTTGAAAACTGCTATCTGTTTGACAGAGAAGAGGATATGCTCAATACATTCCTTGACCTGATCGAAGACGCAGATATTATGAGTGGCTGGAACAGCGAAGGCTTCGACGTACCCTATACTGTTGGGCGTATCATTCGCATTCTTAGCAAAGATGATACACGCAGAATGTGTTTGTGGAATCAGTTTCCCAAACAGCGTGAGTTTGAGCGATTTGGTGCAAAGAACATTACATACGATTTAATTGGTCGTGTGCATATGGACTATATGCAACTCTATCGCAAGTATACCTACGAAGAACGACACAGTTATAGTTTGGACGCCATTGGCGAATACGAACTTGATGAACGTAAAGTTGCCTACGAAGGCACATTGGATCAGTTGTACAACACTGACTTCTACAAGTTCATCGACTATAACAGACAAGATACCATGTTGTTGGCAAAGCTAGACAAGAAACTACGTTTCATCGACCTGGCCAACGAAATTGCTCACGATAATACCGTGTTGTTGGCGACTACTATGGGTGCAGTCGCAGTTACAGAGCAGGCCATCATCAACGAGGCTCACGGACGTGGTATGATCGTTCCAAATAGAAAGAAGTATGACGACTCTGAATCAACGCAAGCCGCAGGTGCCTATGTTGCTACGCCCAAAAGAGGTATGCACGACTACATCGGGGCAATCGACATTAACTCACTCTATCCCTCGACTATTCGAGCACTCAACATGGGACCCGAAACCATCGTTGGGCAATTCAGACAAACAATGACCGATCATCACTTGTCGCAGAAACAGGCTGCTGGCAGTAGTTTCGCTGACTCGTGGGAAGGTTTGTTTGCCTGTCTTGAGTATAACGCTGTGATGAATATGGAACAGGGCACAGAAATCACAATTGATTGGGAAGAGGGTGGCAGTACTACGCACACAGCAGCAGAAGTCTGGCATCTAATCTTTGACAGCAATCAGCCCTGGACTCTGAGTGCAAACGGTACTATCTTTAGATATGACGTTGAAGGTATCATTCCCGGCTTGTTGAAACGTTGGTATGCAGAACGTAAAGAAATGCAGGCCAAGAAGAAAGAAGCCGAGACAGATGCGGACAAGGCGTACTGGGACAAACGTCAGCTTGTTAAGAAGATTAACTTGAACAGTTTGTACGGTGCGATTTTGAACGCTGGCTGTAGATTCTTTGACAAACGCATTGGTCAATCAACTACTCTTACTGGTCGTAGCATTGCTCGTCATATGGATGCACACGTTAATGAATGTCTGACTGGTGAATACGATCACGTGGGCAAATCAATCATCTATGGTGATACTGACTCAGTTTATTTCAGTGCATACCCAATCTTTGAAAAAGATATTCGTGCTGGCAAGATGGAATGGAACAAGGACGTTTGTATCGCACTCTATGACACAATCGCAGACAGCGTGAATGAAAGTTTCCCAGCATTTATGGAACGTGCTTGTCATTGTCCACGTGAAATGGGTGCTATCATCAAGGGTGGTCGTGAACTGATTGCTGAAAAGGGCTTGTTCATCAAGAAGAAGCGGTATGCTGTACTGATTTTTGATCTTGAGGGCAAACGACTAGATGTTGATGGCAAGCCAGGCAAAGTCAAGGCTATGGGCTTGGACTTGAAACGATCAGATACGCCAAAACTAGTTCAGGATTTCTTGAGCGCAATCTTGTTGGATGTATTGACTGGCAGCGATAAAGAACACATCTATGAAAAGATTCGTAAATTCAAACTAGACTTCAACGATCTGCCAGCGTGGGAGAAGGGCACACCCAAGCGTGTGAACAATCTGACAAAATACACAGCAGATGAACAACGACTGGGCAAAGCAAATATGCCTGGACACGTTCGTGCTGCTATGAATTGGAATACTCTACGCAGAATGTATGCTGACAATTATTCAATGAAGATTGTTGACGGTATGAAAACAATTGTATGTAAACTCAAAGATAATCCTTTGGACTATACATCAGTGGGCTATCCAATCGATCAGGCAAATATTCCCGATTGGTTCAAACAGTTGCCATTCGACCAAGAGACTATGCAATCAACCATTGTTGACCAGAAAGTAGAAAACTTGTTGGGCGTACTAGAGTGGGATATTCTTGCTCACACTGATACTAAATCAACATTCGACAATCTATTCAGCTGGGACTGATATGCTCTACGATCTAGTCACACTAAAGAAATCACTGCTAGATAGTTTTAACACACAAGAGATTGAAGAATCCATAGCAAGATTACGCAATCATATTGAGAATGTAAAACTGCAAGTGCCAGTGATTGAGCAAGACAACTTGGATTATATCGAGGGCTTGGTTCAATATTATTCAACCTTGTTGGATCAAGTAGTTGCGCCCTATGATGACTTTAAATACAAGATTGCTGGCATACAGGGCAGAATCGATCAAGTAAGTCACAAATTGTTTGTAGACAACTACGAACTAGAAGAACACGACGGAGGAATTGACCACGTTAGAAATCACCGTCGTATTCATCTAAGACCCGAAGTAGAAGATATGGTTCGTCAGCGTATTCAACTCTATACAAGTTGGCAATACCCTGCACTAGAGATTGGTTGTCGTGACGGTGAGTGGACGCAGTACTTAGTTGCTGCCGATCCCTTGTACATTATGGACAAGTATCAGGGTTTTCTGGATAGTGCTAACAGCAAGTTCCCTCCAGAATATCAACAACGCCTGCGCAAATACCTAAATAAAGAATACGACTTTGCACCCTTGCCCCAGGAACAGTTTGGATTTATATTCAGTTGGGGACACTTCAACTATGTGAGTTTGGATACAATCACACAGGTTCTGAAAAGCGTTAAGAACTTACTACGTACAGGCGGAGTATTCTTGTTCAGTTACAACGATGGTGATACTCCTGCAGGTGCTGGTATGGCAGAAAACTTTGCACAGACCTTTATCCCCAAGAGTATCTTGGTGCCGACTTGCGAGGGTATTGGATTTGAAGTTGTTCAGACTATTACAGAAGAACCAAACATCAGCTGGATAGAAGTCAAACGACCAGGTACACTGACTACGGTCAAAGCACATCAGGTAATGGGTGAAATAAAGCGCAGGATGCCTTGAAAAACCTAAATAAAAAAGTTACAATCAACACACTAGGAGTATATTATGCAAGACTATCTAAAAGACATTGTTCAACATACACATGGCTTGAACAACATTGATCTTATCAAAATCACTGGCACACAAAACGAAACACTTATCAACAGCATCAGCGAAGACCGCAGTGTTATTCTTGAAGCCAAATTCAAATCAGCACACCCAGACTTTATTGGTACTTTCGGTATGCCCAATCTCAGCAAACTGAAAACAATTCTGGGCATTGACGAGTATCGTGAGAACGCAAAAATCACAGTCAACACACAAACTGACACAAATGGCGATACTGTGCCCAGCGGACTTCATTTCGAAAACGCAGCAGGCGACTTCAAAAACGATTATCGTTATATGGCAGAAGGCATTATCAATGACAAATTGAAATCTGTCAAGTTCCGTGGCGCTAAATGGAATGTTGAGTTTGCACCAACAGTGCAAAACATTCAGCGTCTGCGTTTTCAGGCAGCAGCAAACAGTGAAGAAACATCGTTTACTGCAAAGACAGAAAATGGCGATCTGAAATTCTTCTTCGGTGATCCAAACTCACACGCTGGTAACTTTGTTTTTGCCAGTGGCGTAAGCGGCAACTTCACCAAGACACAATGGCACTGGCCAGTAGCAACAGTACTCTCAATTCTAGCATTGCCGGGAGATAAGACTTATCGTATGAGCGATGATGGTGCTAGTATGATTACTGTTGACAGTGGTCTAATTGAATACAACTACATCTTGCCAGCACTGACCAAGTGATCATAGAACGTAGTATTGCTGAATGGCAGCATAAAGGTCATATCTTTGGGGAGTGTATGACTCACCCAGAGTATGCCCTAATGTACGTTCACATTCCCAAAAATGCCAGTTCTTGGACTAAACCCAATTTACTAGACTGGGGTTGGGAGTTTTATAATTATCACACAGACAAACTAGACAAACCAGCATTGGTTGTTCTGCGTGACCCCATTGACCGTTGGCTTAGTGGCATTGCTGAGTACTTGACACTATATCATCCAACAATGCAAGTCCCATTTTATGAGACAGAGCAATTGATATTTGATAGAATAACATTTGACGATCACACCGAACATCAGATTAAATTCATTGAAGGTCTAGACACAGACAACTGCACATTTATGATGTGCAACACAGAGTATCGTAGTAATTTTAGCAAGTTTGTATTTGAGCATCTTGGACATAACAAATATGAAAACTATGATTATCAGCACGTAAGCGAAAATAGTCCAGATCGCAAACGATTCAAACAGATTTTTCAAACAATTCTGGATAACAATCCTAAATACGTTGACAGATTAAAACAGCATTTTGCTGACGATTACAAATTAATAGAACAAGTAAAATTTTATGGCACGTGATGATTTAACCAGTAAGCAAAGCGATTATGCACTGTTCTTGCCAGCCATTGGCGGACACTTTAGCACAGCTATTGGACAAGAGCGATTCGACAAGTACGAAGAAAGCCGTGGCAGATTGCCCAAGGGTATGACCACTGTAGAGAATCTTAACTGGTGGAATAGTCAGGATGGATTCTTTCCATATAAATGGAGTCTGTACAGTGCTGGTCACGCCAGCCTGGATCTTAATAAAGTTGTTAAGAGCGAAGACATGGTCAGAAATCGTGAAAAGGGCACTTTTATGTTGGGTGACTCAGGCGGATTTCAGATCGGTAAAGGTAAATGGGAAGGCGACTGGCGTGCTGGTAGTGGCTGTCCCAAAGCAGACAAGAAACGCCGTGATGTGTTGAATTGGCTAGACACGTTGACAGACTATGCAATGATTCTGGATATCCCAACTTGGATCGTCAGAGAGCCAGCTGGTATGAAGGCCACACAAATTACTAGCCACCAAGAAGCAGTTGATGCAACTAAGTTCAACAATGAGTACTTTATTAACAATCGCAAGGGCGTTAAGAATGGTGGTACTAAGTTCTTGAATGTATTACAGGGTGCAAATCACACAGACGCAGATGAATGGTACGAGACCATGAAGCACTACTGTGATCCAACGAAGTATCCAGACAATCACTTTAATGGTTGGGCAATGGGTGGACAAAATATGTGTGACATTCATTTGATTTTGCGCAGACTGATTACATTGAAGTATGATGGCCTGTTACAAGAAGGTGTACACGATTGGATGCACTTCTTGGGCACAAGCAAACTAGAATGGGCTGTGTTGCTCACAGCAGTTCAACGTGCAGTTCGTAAGTATGCAAATCCAAACTTTCAAATCAGTTTTGACTGTGCAAGTCCGTTCTTGGCAGCAGCAAATGGACAAGTCTATCACGAACGTAGTTTTCCAAATAATGGACGTTGGAGCTATCGTATGTACAAGTTTGCTGACGATAAGAAGTATTCAACAGACACACGCAAACTCAGTGATGCAGTTGTGCAAGATGGATTCTACAAAGTATTTGAAGACAGCCCAGTCAGTGACCTGATGCAGATTCGAGATGTTTGCTATTACAAGCCAGGCGATCTGAACAAGATTGGCAAGGAGGGTAAGAGTAGCTGGGATGGATTCAGTTATATCTTGTTGAAGGCACATAACTGCTGGATGCACATCACAGCAGTGCAAGAAGCCAATCGCAGATACGATGCAGGCGAATATCCAAAGATGATGCGCTACAGTGCGCCGACTCAGGACAAGTTTGATGAAGTTGTTGAACGAATCTTTGCTGCCCCCACTAAAGAGGCCAGCTTGGATCTTATTGAACAATATGCAAACTATTGGCTTGAGATTGCTGGCACTCGTGGATACACTGGCAAGAAGGCTCGTAATGCTACAACTATGTTTAATGCTCTGTTCGACTCAGAAGAAGTCGAACTAGACGAAAACGAATTCAATCCAGAAGACATTAACGATAATCCAGAGGAAGTATGAAAGTATTGATTGTAGGCATGGGGTTTGGCAACCTCTATAAGAGTGTGCATACTGATTTAGTCAATGATATTGTCACCGTAGATACAAATGGCACAGCAGATTACGCTACAGTAGATGACGCTATTCGAGAGAATAGTGCGTTTGATGTTGCACATATCTGCACTCCCAACTTTACGCATATCAAGATTGCTCGTAAGATTGCTCCAGCCTGTGATATCATTATCATTGAGAAGCCCGGAGTTGCTACAGCAGAAGCGTGGCAACAACTTGTTCAGGATTATCCCAGCACACGCTTTATGATGAGCAAGAACAATATGTGGCGTGACAACATTGCAGACTTGCAAAAGGCCGCTGCTAATGCTGCCCAGATAGAAATCACTTGGGTCAATAAAGACCGTGTGCCAAATCCAGGTAGTTGGTTCACTACTAAATCATTGGCCTATGGCGGAGTCAGCAGAGACTTAATGCCACACCTACTGAGTTTGTACATTGCATTGAATCCAAATTGGATGACTACACCTGTCACAGACAGTAGCATGGGACAGTTTTGGACATTGGACAAACTAACTGGTTCTGAATATGGCAACGTTGATCCCGATGGCACATATGATGTTGATGACCATGCAACGGTGTATTTCGATGATCGTTGGATCTTATATGCGGATTGGAAAGATGATACTGCAGATGACCGCAGTATAAGATTTGACAAACAAGAATTTGAACTTGGCTTGTGCCCCGAGAGTGCATACAAGGCTATGGTCATAGATGCAATCAACAACAGAGACAACGCAGAGTTTTGGCAAACACAATTGCAACAAGACTTATGGATTCATGCTAAAATAGACGAACTATGCAAGTAAGATTATTATCAACTGATGGCAAAGGTAACTTTGTCGAAACTCAATGGGATAAGCCAGAACCCACAGACGACGAGATTGAAGTTCGTGCTGTGATGACTGGTGTATGTCGCAGTGACATTGCCATGATGATGGGCGAGTTTGGTCCGTTGCCCTTAGAAATGCAGGGACACGAGGGTCTGGGCATCGTTACCAAAGTAGGCAAGAATATTGGGCGCACACAAGTGGGTAACATTGTCGCTACACGAGGCGAGCCTGCTTATGCAGATTACTACAATGTCAGAGCCAATGAATATGTCACAGTACCCGAAGCTGATCCTAAATACATCATTGAACCAGTGGCCTGTGGACTTAACATTGTCAGACAAGACATTGCAGCATTGCTTAGTCGGGATCGTGTAGGAGCTAGATTGCTGATTATTGGCAGTGGCTTCTTGGCTTGGGTTGCATATACAGATTTAGTACATCGCAATTTAAACTTTGAAATCGAAGTTGTGGGACGCAGCAATCGTGACCTATGGGGCAATAGACTACAAGACAAGCCCGTGGGCGATTATGATGTTGTGATTGATTTGGGCGACGGAGATGAAGTATTCACACAGCCCATTCTACGCAACGAAGCACTTGTTATCTTTGGCGTACAAAAATCAGTAACTACAGACTTTGCAAACTTGCTTTGGAAGGCCTGTACAGTGGTATTTCCAAGTCCCAGAACAAAATGGTTCCAAGAAAGTATGTATCACGCAGTCAGACTTATCCAAAAGGGCGAGTTAAACATTGACAAGTTTTGGACTAAGGGCTATAATAGAGACACAGAATGGCAACAGGCGTTTGCCGATGGCTACAACAGACCTCAAAACTATAGCCGAGGTTACATTTATTGGTCACAAGATGGCAATTGATACAGACGGTCGTCAACAAGTAGATTACTTTGTTGGCACCGAAGTAGAGAATACCACAATGAAGGGTAAACTAACCTTGTTTGTTGTGGGTATTAAAACATTAGAAGAAGTTCGAGAACAAATACGTATCTACAGATTTAACTCTGCAATGTCAGCAGACGTTAATCACGTATATCTTGGCACAAGTCAGTGCTTCACACCCAAAACAAACGAAGATTGGTCTGAGTGGGATAAGTTTATCACAGACTTGCTCAAAGCTGGCTTGTGGGTTACATTAGACTTTGGAGTAGAGTACGCTCCCGAAGTACTTGAATTTGGTTGGAATGAGCATTTCAACTTTATCCCCATGATCAGCGTTAAACTGCCCTATATTCAGCAGTTCAACTACAACGCTACACTAAAGATCGACGACACTACTTGGGGTCACAGCAACCCCGGCGTTTGGTGCCATCCACTGAACGAGCTAATGACTCGTGATGTTTACACAGACTGGAAAGACTATACAGGAGATACCCCACTATGACACAAGATGAACGAGACACAATTGAAAGAATCAAACAACGTGCAGACAGAAAAATTTGGATTACATTTCAGAAAGAGGGTATTCACTGCTACCCCGCAGCAGCGACTGATCCTACTTTGGCAACTGGTGACGAGTACGATGTTAGTTTTCTCGGTACACCTCATCGTCATATTTTTCATTTTCGTGTCTGGATCGATGTACTCCACAATGACCGAGATATTGAATTCATCCAGTTTAAGCGCTGGTTGGAAAATCTCTACCGAGACAGTGTTCTTAAACTGGACTACAAGTCTTGCGAAATGATGAGCGATGACTTATACTTAAAAATCGCAGAACGATATCCCAATCGTGCCGTATGGATCGAAGTCAGTGAAGACGGAGAGAACGGTGCGTTAATCAAGTACGAAGTTTCAAAACCACAACTTATTAGCGTTTAAAAGGAAAAACTATGGCTAATGAACATTTACAAAAATATTTCCGTATGTCTAAAGATGTACGCAACATTTTCGATGACCTCGAAGAATACTTGGTATTCTGCAAAAAGCAGGGCTATGTATATGATGAAAGTCATTTGTACAACGAGAAGACCCCGTGGGGTGAGATGCAACGTGTTAAAAACGGTAAGCATCCAAAGGACAACTGGAGTCCATATCCCAAAGAGAAGCGTGAGTTCCGCCCACGTGACACGAACACCAATTGGAAAGTTCGTTCTTACTAATGAAACGTGAAGTCATTGGGTGCATAGGTAGTGGCGGTAATCATCTTAGATGGTTACTGTTGCTAGATCCTGAGTTTTCATATTTCAGAGACCTTGCACCCGATAACTTTGCTTTCATAAACAAGTTTGTCTACACTGATGATCGTAATTGGCAAAACTGGCTCAACTACGAATGGCGGTGGAGAATGGAACTGGATCAGCTTATTGCTTTCAGTCATTTACGTGAGTTACGGTCTGATGTAAAATACTGTGCATTGGTAACTGATCCAGATTTAGCTTTTAAACATTATGTAAAGTTTAACACAAACCTAAATACTACGTTGGTGCATACATTTAAAGAAAAAACTGTGGAATACAACAATCGCATTCATTCGCTGAACAACAGCAATATGTTGATCGTTGATAGTGCAGATTTGTTTAAACCCCAACTAGATGTTGAATTGTACAGAAAGATTGTTCAGTGGTTCGAACTAAGAGACTACTACGAACAGGCTGCACAAATACATCAACGTTGGTGGCAGTTAGTTAAACGTGCAGAACAAGAAATCATTTTAGACCTACAGAAGTTATACTCATGACAAATCCATTTAGAGACCAAGAAAAATTTATGCGGGCCTGTGACCAAAGCACAGACAATATGAACGTAGATCAATACGGGCTGTATCTCAATCTCATCGAAGAAGAATACAAAGAATTAACCGAAGCCGTAGAAGCTCAGAATCGTAAAGAACAACTAGATGCCTTAATTGATATTCTAGTTGTTACCGTCGGTGCTATTCACAGCGCAGGCTTTGATGCTGAGGGTGCGTGGAAAGAAGTAATGCGTACAAACTTTGCCAAGATCGACAAAGAAACTGGCAAAGTGCGTAAGCGTGAAGATGGCAAAGTGCTCAAGCCAGTAGGCTGGACTCCACCTGATCTTGAGCCATACTTGAAAAAATGAAACTGTTAGTATCCGGGTGTTCTTTATCTTCTGGGTATGGATTTCCATCAACCTATGACGATTCAAGAATTTGGCCAAATTTATTAGCAAATAAATTGGGTGCAGAACTGACCAATGTCAGTGTGCCCGGATACGACAATACTGGCATTTTTCTAAACGCAATATCTGAATTCACAGCCACTGATTACGATCTAATATTGGTACAGTTTACCAGTCTTGAACGAATTGTCATAAGTCCCAATGTACATTCTCGATTAAATATTAGTAACGGGTATCCATTGGATCATATTCTGGGAAAGAAAGAGAATCTCGAATTCCATAAATCGTTTGTTATGTTGAACAAAGGGTTCGAGCATTGGAAACGTTTAGCAAAAATAATCATTACCCTGCAAAATTTGAACAAACAGGGCTACAACATAAAATTCATAAATGGTCTGCTGTCTTGGGACTCTGAATTCTTTTCTGGGCCACTGTCAGATAGTAAGTTTGCAAAATACATAATTGATTTTGATGAATTACCAGACCAAGATATTGCAATGGCATTTGAGTCCATTGACCTAGACAGAAAACAATTAGAGTTAGACTTATGGTTAAATCCATTTGACAGCTTCTATCAACATCAAATAGACAATGCACCCTTGGATCATCATCCGGGTGAAAAGAGTAATGCAATGTTCGCAGACTTAGTGTATAATCTAATCACAACTCAGGGTAAAAAATAATGATTTACATTGTAGATATCGAACCCGTAGAAACACGCTACACAGGTCAATGGAAGACCCACATCCCAAAATTACTTTTAGGTAGAGGACAAGATGTTACAGTTATTGAAGGCCCCACAGACATCCCAGCAGCCACAACCCCAGGAGCATTCCTTAACTTTGGCGGAACTAATGTTTATAAGTCTGCCCAAGTTGAGCAACTTGGTCGTTTGTTTTGCGCAGGCACAATCAATGCCGGCGATCATTTTATCTTTACTGATGCTTGGCACCCTGGAATTATCAACTTAAAATATATGAGTGAGCTTCTTAACATTCCAGTTAAGATTCACGCACTATGGCATGCTGGTAGTTATGACCCAGCAGACTTTCTTGGTAGGTTAATTGGCGATGCTCCTTGGGTTAGACACGCTGAAAAGTCATTCTTCCACGCAATCGACCACAACTACTTTGCCACACAGTTTCACATCCAAATGTTTTTAACAAATCTGTTTGGTGAAACCAGAGACTCACGGCAAGATTACATGCCCACTAGGAAGATCGTGCGTACAGGGTGGCCAATGGAGTATATGCCAATGACGCTGTACCCATACAAGCACTTTATCAAGCGCAATTTGATTTTATTCCCACATCGTATTGCTCCCGAGAAGCAAGTGGAAATCTTCCGTGACTTGGCACAGCAAATGCCCGAATACGAGTTTGTTGTTTGTCAGGATCACCAACTTACCAAAGATGCGTATCATCGTTTACTTGCCGAAAGCAAGATTGTGTTTAGTTGCAGTTTACAAGAAACATTGGGTATTGGCTGCTACGAAGGTGCGTTGTTGGGTAGTATCCCGTTAGTTCCAGATCGTCTGTCATATACAGAAATGTACGATACAGAATTCAAATATCCAAGTGAATGGACTCAGGATTGGGATAGTTATATTGCACATCGAGCAGAGTTGGTTGAGCGTATTCGCTATATGATGCGTAATCAAGAAGACATTGTTGGTCACGTATATCAGCAAGCACAAACATTGACCAATAACTTTTTCTCAGCACAGGCATTATTGGACAATCTGCATGGATGATAAGAAACAAATTTGGTTAACTTTGGCCCGTGAGCAATTCCCAAATCTCACCGAGGATCAACTGGCTGCACTGAGTTTAGAAGCAGCCAGTCGTTGGTATTTGGGAGAAGAGTCAGAGTTGACCAACCTGTTTGACCAATATGTTATGATAAAAACCCTTAAAGGACTATGAGTTCGGTTAGGACTTATTTGACAGCAGTGCCACTTCAAAGTAAAATTACAACACTATTCACAAAGGATGATTATGTCTGACCAAACTCCCGAAACAGAAAACGCAGAACATCAAAAACTCATTGAACTTTTGAAGTTTACTCCACGTACATATACCATGCGAGTATGGGGCTATGGTGGTGATTATGCTATGGGTACCGTAGATCGCAAAATCTATGACTACTTTAAAAATCGCCGTCTTGATTTTGCTGAGTTTTGTTATAACGATTCGTATGCAGAAGAAAACAATATTCCCGAAGAAATGTGGCCTTTTCCGCCAGATCAGTGGTACGAGTGTGATAATCTAATACACGTTAACGGAGTCGATATGAATGGTGGTACCATTGAAATCGAGGACGAAGAGGGAAACATAGTCTATCGTAAAGATATGAGTGATATCAGCGAAGATGATATTACCACAGACGGCGGTGATGAAGCATTCATTCATCAACACGTCACCAAAGACAAAGTAGTGTTCTATGGGGTCAGCAGTGAAAAGGGCACGTTTTTTGAAACAGAGATTGAACTCAAAGCCCCGTTTGAACTCGAAAAACTTAATATCACTTTCTGCGATGTTGATGGAAATGAGATTATGTCTGGCGCACAATATGACGGTGAAGAACTAGACAATATGGATATGAACACCAATGGTAAGGGTTATGATATGACTCTCTATGCGTTGAAGTCAGGTTTCTCGGGTGGCTATATCTATCAGCCAGACAGCATTGAGAGCTATACCAATGTAGATAGTATTACATATCCAACAACTGATTGGTTCCCAAAGAAAATTAACCCAGTGCGTACAGGTATGTATGAAGTTATGACAGCTGGTCGTAGTAGCTATTTGCGTAACGCAGAGTGGACCGGTGAATACTGGAAGTCTAACTGGGGCGATGAAGTTCTAAAAATCAAATCTTGGCGCGGTACTTCTGTGGACCCAGATAGTGTTGAATTTAAATACGAGGAGAATTAATATGGCAACTTGGACAATTACACCTTCAATGAAAAAGTCGTTGATTGAACGCTCTTATTATCACAAAGACGACAACACAATCATCATTGAAACTGGTTGGCGTGGTGGAAAATTTACTTGCGAGACCGAAGACGACACTCCGCCAGATATCACAGAAGGTACTGACCTATACAACTGTGATTATGAAGTTGAACTAGTTGAAACATTTGACGGGTGTTGGGAAGAGCACGATACAGATGAATGTGATGAAGAAACACAGGAATGGCTAGAAGAATTCTTTGACGAAGGCAATAGCTGGCTTGACTTGGAAGAACATGGCTGGACACAGGGTGATACAGAAATGATTATTGACTGTGATCCGATTATCAAAAAAATTGAGGAATAATATGACACTGCCGCTACAAGCTAATCTCAAAGGTTGGCCGTTTGCGGCTGCACAATGCGTTATTGATACAAAACGTGAGGCAGCACTGCAATTCTTTACAACTCGTGTGATGTTTGATGATTGTATGCACGATGAAAGCGTTATCCCACGATATTACGACAAGTATCGTTCTTGGATTGGGGGCAGCATCAACAATACCATCAAGGGTCTAGATGCATTTCCCATTATGGCCTATAGCAACGGTACGACAGAGAGTTTTGACAAGTTCTATCTAAAGAATGCGACAAAACGATTCCGTTGTTTCCGTGGCGAGTATATGTACCACAGAGTAGCGTGGCGTAACTACTTCCCTAATTGGGCATTCATTGACGATGAACCCATTCAGGCAGGTGATGCAGTGGTAACAAGTTTGCCGTTTGCAGACACTGGTGATATTCACAAGATGTTCACTAAAGAATTCTTGGATGATTGTTATGCTAAGGGTGTGCCCATCCTGATCGATGCTGCATTTTTTGGCATCGTGGGTGGATTAGAGTTTGACTTTGATCATCCTGCAATCACTGACATTACATTTAGTCTGAGCAAGACATTTCCCGTCAACTTGATTCGTATTGGCATTCGTTTTACCAGAGAAGATGACGATGACAGCTTATTAGTGTATCATAAGACACAGTATGTAAATCGTTTGGGTGCTGCCATTGGTCTAGAGTTTATGAATACTTGGGGCGCAGATGACATTTACAACACTTACCGAGAGTTACAACTTGACTGGTGCAAACAAATGAATCTTGTGCCCAGCAAGACTGTGATTTTTGGTATCGACCATAATCACAACTATGATCATTACAATCGTGGTAGTGTAGACACAAATCGTTTATGCTTTGCCAAATACTACAACAGTGGAATTTTGCCGCAGGACATAAAGCAATCCTAAGTAACAATATGACAGATACAAGTAAAAACTTATCACAAGTAATTCGCAATCAAATGCGTTCTAACGGCAAACGGTTTTGGGCTGGAGACAATATCAGCGATTATGTAGACGAGGAACAAAAAGCGGTCTTGATTGACGAAGCCACACAGGCTTTCGAGCAAGTGCTTGACACATTGTTGATTGACAGACAAAATGACCCAAACTCAAAAGACACAGCCCGACGACTCGCCAAAATGTACTTCAATGAAATTATGGCTGGGCGATATGAGCCAAGTCCGAGCGCTACAGCTTTCCCAAATGATACTGAGGGACGATATGAGGGTATGCTTGTCGTTCGCAGCGAACTCAAGAGTATGTGTAGCCATCATCATCAACCTGTTACAGGCGTGGCTTATATTGGAATCATTGCTGGGCCTAAACTTATCGGCCTATCAAAATATAGTCGCATCGCACAATGGTGTGCCAGAAGAGGTACACTACAAGAAGAACTCTGCTTGGACATTGCTCGGGAGATTATGTTGGCAACGGGTTCGACTGATGTTGGAGTTTATATCCAAGCCACACACGGTTGCTGTGAAAACCGTGGTATTATGGCGCACTCGTCCCTTACACAAACAACCGTTCTTCGTGGTGCGTTCAAAGAAGACTTAGGCACCAAGAAAGAATTCTTTGACAACATCAAACTGCAACAGGACTTTGCCCCACGCTGATTTGACATAAAATCAAATTGATTGTATAATAGGGCTATGAACAAATTCATTGCCCCAATTCTGTTGTCTTTAGTTCTAACTGCTTGTGGCGGTGGTCCCGGTGGGTCTAGTGAACCCACAAGCAACTCATCGCATACACTGAGTAATACTTTAGTTCTAGCAGTACAGAGCACCAACGTAGACACAGTGTATAACACAGCAGTGGGCGATCTGAATGGCGATGGTCTAGAAGATGTTGTAGTCGGTGGTTGGAAATATGACAGTGCTGTGGCACATCTTTGGGTCTTTACTCAAAACGCAGATGGCACACTCACAGACAGCACCTTGAGCTTATTGGGCAGCAACACTTACTTGGGCAGTCAGCACGTATTCATTGCTGATTTTGACAACGATGGTAAGAATGATATTTGGTTGCCGGGCTTTCGTGACGGCAGCGCAGAAGTCCCAGCAAACAGTGTGATGTTCTGGGGTACAGGCAGTAATGCACAATTCACACGACAAACATTCACAGAGCAAACAGAATCACACGGTGCTTGCATTGACGATGTGAATGGCGATGGTAAACTTGATATGATTGTGGCTGATAGTGGAGCTAGTGGTGGCATCTACTATAATCAGGGCAACAGAACTTTTGTACTAGACAACACAGTGTTGCACGGTAACAACTATTTCAGTTCCTGTGCAGTAATGCATCAAACAAACGGTGACGTGGATATCTTCTTGTCCAACAACTACGCAACAGGTATCCCAGACAATATCAACGTATACGACAGCGCAATGGTATTTCAAAGCGCAGTAGGAATCACAGCACAGCCCGGTGAAGGTGCCACAATCGACTCAATCGCAGTAGACGTAACTGGTGATGGTGTCAAAGACTTAATCACTATGCACAACTCGGGAAATGGTCGTGATATTTGGGTCAACACTGCTGGTAATACTTATTTGTACTACGCTACTCTGGACACATTGGGCAACGACTATTATAGTTATTTGGTCACTGTAGACAACACACCAATGATCCTGATGCCAGGCAATAGTGTGGGCACTAGATTGTATCGAGTCAGCGACCACACAGTGTATCAACCCACTGCTTTCTCAGACATGGCAGCAGGGCACACAACAGCACAGGCAGCGGCAGTTTACCGAAACACATCAACAAACAAGAGCTATATGCTACAATTATTGGACACAAGTTTTTACATCAAGGAGATACAATGACTTGGTTTCTCAATTGGCTCGACAGCTTGGGCCGCAAACGTATTGTAATGGACAGGATTGACAATGAACCTTATCTCGAGCGCTACTACTTGTTTCTGAAAGATCGCAAAAAGTTTCCCTTCAATGTGTTCTTGCACAAGTTTCTAAAGAGTGATCCAGATGATGTTCACGATCATCCTTGGAGCTATGCTACTGTTATTTTGAAGGGTGGTTATTATGAATGGACTCCGCAGTTTGATGCAGCAGGAAAGAAAATTGGCGAGATGGCTCGGTGGTGTGGACCCGGCCATTTTCGTATATGTAGCGCTGGCAGCTTTCATCGTATTGAGCTTGATCCTAGCGTAGAATGTTGGACCGTTTTTATGCCAGGTCCACAAAAACGTGAATGGGGATTTCTGACTCGTGGCAAATGGATACAGCACGAAGAATACTTGAACAGTAGAATGGCTGGCAAATAAATACTGTATGTTCTTAGGATTAGTCCAAGATTTATCTGACAATCAAATTAGACCATTACTACAACTCAACAAACATTGGGCACTGACAAAAAACAATGATCACATATCGTTGTTGTCCAATGTTTGTCCCCATCAAAATAGTTTATTAGCGAAAAAGGTGTGCAGTGATGTAATGGTATGTCCTTACCACGGTCTACGCTTTGACTCCATGGGCACGGGACTAGACAACAGTTATCAGTTAGAAACAAAGCCCGTCTACACAGTGGGCAATATGTTATTCAGCGAACAGATTGAGTTTGATTATCCCATAGACTTGTCTTTTATGCAATTAGTAGAATGTCGTGTTGACAGCCTAAAGACTAGTCCAGAAATATTCATAGATGTATTCTTGGACATAGAACATATCCCCGTAGTACACAGGGGCGTTTATGACAAAATAGGCATCACAGATGTATCCACAATACGTACAGAGTTCTTTGACTGTGGATCGCATCAGTTTGTACAGGATCAGGATGCAGTATGGACTACAATTTATCCCAACACAACCATTGAGTGGCAACAGGGCGCACTATTTGTAAATGTTGCAGTTGCTACAGCAACGGGCACAGATGTTGTCATATACAAATATCGTGACAGCAGAATCTCAGACGCAGAATGGGTGTTGAATGAAACTGTTTGGGAAGAGGCTTGGGCACAGGACAAAGAATTGTGTGAAAACATTGTTGCCGTTCCCGTCAATAATCTATCAGACTTAAAACTGCATCACTTAAATGCTATCAAAAAATAATTGGATAGATATGTCGTGGGAAGGCAAGATACCCAGACACATCAAAGAAAATTTCACAATTGAGTTTAAACAACGAGCATCTGGTCTAGTGGACTTTGACGCAGTATGTGATCAAACAGCACAAGAAATTGCTGCACAGTATGACAATCTGCATCTATCATTCAGCGGTGGCGCAGACAGTGAACACGTAGCCAATGTGCTGTACAGAAACAAAATTGATTTTGTACCAGTTATAATGACACTGGGTGAAATTGCTACAGAAGAAACTGACTATGCGTTTCGTTGGTGCAAGCACAGAAACATTGAGCCATTGCATTTGCATTTTGGCTATGAGATAATGGACAACGGAGTGTATCGCAATGCACTTAAAACTACCAGAGCAAGATTGCACATCGGGGTTACCCCTGTACTCTTAGTTGATGAAGTAGAGCGCAGAAATGGTCACATAATTGCGGGTATGCAAGTAGAATATCATCCTGATGAGCAATTCAGTGGGCTAGAGGGCATACCCAAAGACTATCGTGGCTTTGTACTAAATGAGTGTGACGCCTATTTCGAAATTCTGAGTCCCAATCAACATCCTTGGGCATTCTTTTACTGGAGTCCAGAAATTATGGCAAGTGTGATTGGTAACTGGGATACTAGTATGGACATGACAAAGGCCAAGGCAAAGTTGTATAATACAGAGTACAGACCCAAGATGATCAATGCACCATTTTTAAAAAGTGCTAGACAATTGACTAAACTAAGACAGCCCAGAGACTTGTTTGGTAGCATTGATAGTGCATTATTGGGCGACACGCAAGAATTGCTTGGAAAATTATTATGATTAGTTTACCTCCCGGATGTACAGTTGGCTATGAAATCAAATTTGCAGTCAACGATCTAACCGATGAAATGTGTCAGTGGTTTCTATTACAAGGTGGCGAAGCCTGGGCCACAGAAGAATATGACTATCATGGTCGCAAACGTATGATCAAACACGTTCGCTTTGGTAAAGCCAAGCCCAGCCACAAAATGCAAGACGGCACTGGTAATTACTTGGTCAGATTTTCTGGCACAGATGCGTCGACGGCAAGTTTGTTTCTGTTGAAGTATTACGATGAAATCGTAACACACAATATGCAAGAGACTATGGATAGGTATGAGCAAGACCACAGTTGATTGGAGTTATGCTGGCCGAAACAACTGGTTCAGTGTTGCTATGCCACAAGAACAGTTGTTGTTTCAGAGTCATCAAAAAGCAACTAAGTTGTACACTAACTTTGATGAGGCAGCAGCCTACAACGCACAGTGCATCTACACAGACTGGGGGAACAAACCCCTGTATCTTATGCTCAGTGGCGGCATAGACAGTGAGCGTGTTGCCAATTCATTCTACGAGCAAAATATTCCATTCACGCCCATCATTGTTGATTTGGGTGATGTGAATTATCCAGAAAAATGGTACGCAGACTACTGGTGCAATAAGCGTGGTATCCGGCCCATAGTACTCACGTTTACTCCAGAAGAATTGCTCAGAAAAGTTATTAAACCATACTTGCGTATATTGCCTAAATACACTCGTGACTATACAACCACAATCTATTTGTATTTGGCAGACTATGTAGAGCAATTGGGAGGGGTGTGTATCAGCGGACTTGCTGATCCAAACTGGGACCTCGAACGACAACAGTTCTTTTGTGATTATGTGGATTTCCCATTGACCATACATCGTAATGGAAAACACCCAGCTGGATTCTTTCTATATACTCCCGAGATTGCACTGAGTTATGTCAACCAGTTTGATTGCACACTAGATGAACAATATAATAAAATACAATTCTACAATGTAGGGGTCAGGGTTAAATATAGTTACTTCATACCATTCTTAAATGTTTCTACTGAGTTTATGAACATCAAACGGATGCGTGAGAAAGACAAACCAGAACCAATTCCACATTGGTATGGTAATAAAGAATCACTGATCGGTCAGTTGATCTAGCGGCCTTGGCTTCATCCCGCTTTACAAACTCTGCCAGCCTATGCTAAAATTAACATAGGAGAAAACAGCATGTCAGACGATTTTAACGCAGTAGATAAAGATTACAGACAGTATCTTCGTCATCCAGTTCAATACAAATACACCAGCACAAAAGAGTATCACGATGCATTTCCTTGTGCATATAGACAGTGGCGTGCAGATAGCCATTGTAATCTAATCCATGGATACTCATTCAGTATGAAGTTCTACTTTGGTACAGATGACCTAGACGTTCGCAACTGGGCCGCAGACTATGGCGGATTGAAAGACTTGAAGAAGTTTCTTGAAGATCAGTTCGACCATACCTTAATCGTGGCTCAAGATGATCCAGAACTTGAAACTTTCAAACTGCTACAAGAAAAGAAAATGGCCAAGATCATTGTGCTGCCAGCATTGGGCTGCGAAGCACTGAGTGATCAACTCTACAAGTATGTGAATGGCGTTTACATTCCTGAAATGTGGGGCCCAGGAGAAGCAAAAAGACTTTGGTGCTACCGTGTAGAAGTGCGTGAGACACAGAGCAACATGGCTTTCCGTGAAGGCCACAGAGAATGGAATGAGGACTTGTTTGCGTAATCTCTGGAGACTTTGGGCGAAAGCTCTTGGTGAAAAAACTGGCGGTACGGATCGAGAAGCAGACCTAATTGCTTGTATCCGTAGCGCAATTGTGTTAATATCTGTAGTGACAAACTTGTTTATCGTAGCAGGTATTTTAAGACATTGGAATCAAATATGACACCCGGAAAAACTCAAGAACAAATTCAAGAAGCACTAGACATACTACAAGAAGAATGTGCAGAAGCCATTGTAGAAGTCAGCAAAGTTCGCAGATTTGGATTTGATGACAAACACTACAAAAGTGGTCTCACACACAGAACACATCTACAAATGGAACTAGGTGATGTACTAGCCATGATTGATATTCTAGTCGAACAAGGGGTTGTCACACAAGAAGGGCTAGAAATGGCCAAACTACAGAAAAAAGATAAACTAACAAAGTGGTCAAACATTTATGAGCAAAATTAAAATCGCAGAATTGTTTTATAGTATTCAGGGCGAGGGGCGCTATATGGGCGTACCCAGCGTGTTTCTTAGAACATTTGGCTGCAATTTCAAGTGCGCCGGCTTTGGTATGCCCAAGGGTCAACTAAGTACAGAAGCAGATGATATTGCAACCGTCAAACACTTATACACAAAATATGAAGAACTTCCTCTCACAGAAACTGGATGTGACAGTTACGCTAGTTGGCACCCTGATTTTAAGGACCTTAGTCCTATGCTTACAATTGATGCTATTGCCGATCGTTGTAGGAATATATTGCCTGGAGGGGCTTGGCAGGATGCGCACTTGGTTATCACAGGCGGTGAGCCGCTTCTAGGATGGCAACGCAGTTATCCAGACTTACTCACACACCCTTTCATGGCAGAACTAAAAGAACTGACCTTTGAAACAAATGGCACACAGGAACTCAGCGCAAGTTTCTACAACTTTTTGCGTGGCTGGGCTACACAATCACCAGATCGTGAAATTACTTTCAGTGTCAGCCCAAAACTAAGTATTAGTGGCGAGAAGCACGAAGAAGCCATCCGACCCAAAATCGTTTGCGAATACGAAGATGTTGGTACAGTGTATCTAAAGTTTGTTATAGCACACGACACTGACTTACAAGAGATTGAAGATACTGTAGCTGAATATCGTGCAGAGGGCTTTAAAGGGCACGTTTATCTAATGCCCTGCGGCGGCGTTGAATCAGTCTATGGTCTAAACAATCGTGCTGTAGCAGAAATGGCAATGCGTAAGGGTTGGCGTTACAGCGACCGATTGCAAGTGCCGCTATTTAAAAATGAATGGGGAACCTAATGGTCACAGTAAAGAAAACACCTGCTAAGAAACCAGCAGAAGCTGTAAAGACAGCAAAAGAAATCGCAACAGAAGCGGGTGAACCCTATGTTGCTATCATAAGCATTGAACTTGATCCAGACAATGTGGGTAATGGCGCATTTGAATTAGATTGGAATGAGAAATTCATCACTAATCTAGTTCGTGCTGGCTATCAAAGCAAGCCCAACGAAGCAGAAGATGTTATCATTGATCGTTGGTTCCAAACTATCTGCAAGAACATTGCTATGGAAAACTATGAGCAATGGGAGTCTAATCAACCATATGATGCTCGTCCACGAGTCATTGATCGCAAGAACCTAGGTGACGGACGTAGCGAGGCAAGTTAATGGAATCCCTACCAATACCCAAGACCATGAAGGTCTATCAGTTAGTCAGAATGTCAACAAAGACAACTCTGAACTTTAGCACCACTGGCACTGCTGCCTCTGGTGCATCGTATATTGGGTCAGGATTCTATTTGACACAGAGTGAAGCGGAACAAAATCGCACATTAGAAACTCTTAAAGACACTGATGGCAACAAGTTCTATGTGTTTGAACTTGAATTTCCAAATCCGGCATATAGAGAATAATGGATATTTACGTAAATGGTATTTTACAGGTGCCTGGCTTTGACTATGTAGCCAGCAAGAATTCTGTGAGTTTTACTCGCCCCCCGGCAAGAGGATATGATATTGTCGTAGAAGACTCAGGCGGCAACGCGACTCAGATCACAGCCGATGGAACTACATTCCTATACCAACTCTCGGCGGACACCAAGAGCTACAACAATGCCATAAATCTATTAAACGATGCGCTGAAATATTATGATAATCCAGCAGTGGCCGATGTATTGGAACGCTTGCGGATAGTTGTTGAATTAGTTAAACAAGAATGACTGATGATCTAAACAGTGCCAAGGGACGTGACAGTTATGATATTGTTACAGGCAATACCATCGTTAGTCATTTCAATCGAAATATAACTCCCTATGCTACTAGCACACTAGGTCCTAAATTTGATCTAATCCCAGTAGAAAAACAAAAAGACTTAATGATCAATCACGCTAGGATGTATGCCCAGCAAGAATATGATCGTATTATGGAATTAGTTGCAGTTCTACAAAAACAAGCAGAAGATATACAACGCAGACTCGCAGTTACTGATGCAGTACACGCCGCAGAATATAACTTTCAAGTAGTTATGGGTAATTGTTATTGGTTAGTGTGGGAACAACAAAAACAAAAGAATCTGTTGGTGATGACTGGTCCCAATGATTGGGCCACTGGCATCCCGCCAAACTATGATTACATAATGCAGGTCAAGTATATGGGTGACCATACTTGGTTAGAAATAACATGATCTTATACGTCAACGGTGATAGTCATACTGCCGCAGGCGAAGCAGTAAACGATTATTGTTTTGCACAAGATGATCCCAAGTTGTGGGCATATGGTCGTGCGCCACATCCTGACAATCTTGCTGTAAGCTGGGGACAAAGACTAGCAGACAGACTAGGTGCTACGCTACATTGTGATGCCGAAAGTGCCGCCAGTAACACACGCATAGTTCGCACCACAGAAGACTTTATATTAAATCAGGTTCGTCCAGACTTGATTGTGATTGGATGGTCAACTTGGGAGCGTGAAGAATGGTTCCACAAGGACAGCTACTATCAGGTCAATGCAGGTGGAGTTGGTGAAGATTGGCCTGATGAAATCAAAGATCGTTACCGAAAATGGATAGTAAACTTAGACTATCAAACACACATAAACAAAGAGCACAGAGCCATACACAACTTTCACCAGTTCTTGGAAAAGCATGGCATCAATCACTACTTCTTTACCTGCTATGAACCGTTTGCCAATGTAGAACACTTGGATTGGAACAACTGCTATCTTGATCCATACAACAGAGAACTAACGTATTACAATTGGTGTTTGGCACAGGGTTTTAAAACTGTAAAACAAAATAGTTATCATTTTGGGGCAGACGCACACGCAGCTTGGGCCGATTATCTGTACGACCAAATTGTGCAATATTACTTGACTAAAAAATAAAATGCTAGTATAATATCAACTATGAAATACCTAATTGTTGATACTGCAAACACATTCTTTCGTGCTCGGCACAGCGCACATCGTCAGGCAGAAATGTGGGACAAACTTGGATTTGCTATCCACGTTACCTTGAGTAGCATTTCTAGTGCGTTTCGTAATCACAAAGCAGACCACGTTGTGATCTGCCTAGAAGGTCGTAGCTGGCGCAAGGACTTCTATGAGCCATACAAAAAGAATCGTGCAGTTAAAACTGCATCATTGACTGAAAAAGAACAAGAAGAGGATCGTTTGTTTTGGGAAGCATTTGATGCACTTAAAACTTTCCTCAAAGAAAGCACAAACTGTACAGTGCTCCGACACGAAAACTTAGAAGCAGATGATTTGATTGCTGGTTGGATTCAGGCACATCCACAAGACGAGCACGTTATCATCAGCACAGATTCAGACTTCCATCAGTTACTGGCCACTAATGTTGTTCAGTACAATGGCGTCAATGAAGAATTGCACACTCTGCAAGGTATTTTTGACAAAAAAGGCAAGCAAGTCGTTGATAAGAAAACCAAAGAACCCAAGAAAATTCCCGAGCCCAAGTGGATACTCTTTGAGAAATGTATGCGTGGAGATGCTAGTGATAATGTCTTCTCCGCATATCCTGGAGTTAGAACCAAGGGCACTAAGAATAAGACGGGTCTGGAAGAAGCCTTTGCCGATAGGGATAGCAAAGGATATTCTTGGAACAATCTTATGTTGCAGAAGTGGGTTGACCACAACGGGGTTGAGCATCGAGTATTGGATGACTACAACCGCAATGTCACGCTCGTTGACCTCACTGCTCAGCCAGATGAAGTCAAAGTCAAAATAGCCACTACCATTGCAGAAGGCAGCGTGGTCAAATCTGTGCCACAAATTGGTTCTAAATTCTTGAAGTTCTGCGGCAAGTATGACTTGAAGAAAATCAGCGAAAGCCCACAACAATATGTTGACTGCTTGGCAGCACTTTACCCGGAGACTAAACTATGACTACACAACATGAAGACTTTGAAGAACCACTAGACGGCTACAGCGAGATTGAACTCAATCTTCCCAAGGAAGAACTGTATCAACTCATGCTGATGGCACATGAAAAAGACATCACTCTCAATCAGCTTATAACACAAGTGCTACAGGCCAAGATTGACGAGGAAGTGGCGCGCCAGGCGGCTGCGGAGTCCGATGGCGAATGATTAAAGATATTAACCCAATCGGGCGTTATATACACGTCACAGGTGGCCAGGCAAGCACTTACGTAAATGGCTACAGTGGACTTCAAGGTGTAGGTAATGTGCGCTACAATACCGGCAATCAAAATATGGAAGTCTACGATGGAGCCAGTTGGGTTACATTGAATATGGGCTATGCTGGTGTTGGACTTAGCCAGGAGGCCGAAAGTCTATTAGACTGGGCCAAACAACGGCGTGCTGAAGAACTAGCACTCAAGGCTAGAATGGACCAACATCCTGGCCTTAGAGACGCATACGAGCGTCTTGAGATTATGAAGGCGCTCACCCTAGAAGAAGAAACCAAGGAACAAAAATGATTAGACGCACTCTATACCGCTTTATGGCATGGATCCAAGACTATTCAAAACGTGAAAACATGATCTACGCCACAACAGCAGCACCAGGTAAAGTACGAGTCAGCGAAGAAGCAGACATTGACGGTATGCGATTCATAGTGATGCCGGCTGAAGGTGGAACCATTGTACAGATGCGTACATATGATCGTCGCCGGGACGAAAGCAACAACAAGACCTATGTGATACCCGACACCGAACAAGACATTGCTCATCGCATTGGACAAATCGTTGCCATGGAGTTATTGAAACAATGATGTTCAAAAAATCACGACTACGCTTGGCCAACTGGTTATCTGGCGGACGCATCTTATTTGACAAAGAGGAAAACAAAGCAATGACGGCAATAGCAGGACAATACGCAAGTGCTAGCATAGCACTAGGCAACTCAAGTGGTTTATATACCTTGGGCGCTCAAGAACCCAACGTTTATATCAACAGTGATATTACCATACGCATCACACATGCCAATGGTGGCTATATCATCAGCATCCAGTCTGGCCCAATACCCAAGCTGTATCTGATTCACGAGGAT